ATCGCGGCGCGCTGGTCGCTCACGCTGGGCCACCCCGTCACGCCCGCAGAGGTCGTGCTCTGCATGATCGACCTCAAACTGACGCGCCTGGCATGCGATCCCAGGCACCAGGACTCGATCCTCGATATCGCGGGCTACGCCGCCGTCCTGCATGAGGTGACGAAATGAAATGGGCGCCGCGGGGCTTTGGCGGCGAGCGCAGGCCGCCGGAACACATCAAGCGCGAAGGCTGGCAGTTCCAGCGCGTGCTGGTGATCGAGGCAGACGACGAGCGACTGACCTGGCCTGAGCGCGAACTGATCCGACAGCTGGGTGAGAAACTGTACGGGCAGAAGCCCCGACGGCAGGAGGGCGGGCCATGAATGACTGGACGCCCGAGAGGGTCGAGGAGCGGCTGATCGAGGCGGCTTCAGTGCTGCGACGCCTGCCATCGCCTCGCAAGCAGGGCTACTTCAACACCTGGCCAACGATGTTCGTGGAGTTCGGCGATCTCGTGGGGCAGACGCCGGAGCCGATGCGCCCGCCGCCGCCGTTGGCCGCGGCCATCAGCCGGATGGAGGCGATGCTGGGCTGGATGTCCTGGCTCGAGCCCGTCGATGCGAAGATCGCGTGGCTGCGGGCCAGCGGGACGCGTTGGAAGGAAATCTGCTGGGAAGTCGGTCTGGCACGCGCCGCGGCGCACGAGCACTGGCTCTACGCGCTCTGCGTCATCGCGTGGCGGCTCAACGGCCGGGACCGGGTAAAACACATCGGCAGGCGGCGGTTGATTGCCTTGGCTCGAAGTGCGGGCTAACAAACCATCGGTGGGCGAACCTTGCAAGAAGAACGAGGTGCGGCAATGGCGTGCCAGCGGAGCCCCGAGCAGGGTGCCGGACCGTGAGAGATTGGGGATTGATGAGCGCAATAGTTTTGGTGTCTTGCGTCAAGTCGAAGCGCCGACACGCTTCTACGGCACGGGACATGTATACCAGCCCTCTCTTTCGGAAGATGGTGGCCTACGCAGACACCCTCAAGCCAAGAGAGATTTTCATCCTCTCCGCCAAGTACGGGCTTCTGAGCACGGACACCGTTATCGACCCGTACGAAAAAACCCTAAAGAATATGTCGAGTGCCGAGAGGCAAGAATGGGCGAAGGACGTTCTAGCTCGGTTGCGAGAGCATTGCGATCTTGAACAAGACGAGTTCGTGCTCCTGGCTGGACTACCGTATCGTAAGGGCCTTGTACCGCATCTGAGGCATTATTCGATTCCCATGGAAGGGCTGAGCTTCGGCAGGCAGTTGCAGTGGTTGGACCACCACCTGCCATGAGCGATGCATGTCATTTCCTGCATCATGCGCTTACGCATCTGCCGCGTTTCAGGCGCGAAGAGTTGAGTCGTGTGCCAAAGAACGGGATTTATGTCCTCTTCGAAAAGGGCGAGGTGGGACACGACGTAGAACGTATCGTGCGAATCGGCACTCACACCGGACAAGGCAATCTCGCTGTTCGGATTCGCGAGCATCTCTACACGCCCAACAAGGACCGGAGCATTTTTCGAAAGCATATTGGCCGGTGCTTGTTGGCTGCTGACCCGTTCCTGGCTCAGTGGCAACTCGACCTGACCACCAGAGCCGCTCGCACCGCCTGGGCCCACACGCTCGACAAGGACAGGTTGAAGGACGTCGAGAACGAAGTGACCCAATACATGGTTAATAGCTTTTCGTTCTGTGTGCTGCAGTTCGAAGTGCAAGCCGACCGGCTCCACTACGAGCAACGACTTCTATCGACGGTCTTTGATTGCCGTGATTGTGGCCCTTCGGAGGGTTGGCTAGGCAGGTCTCATCCCAGTTCGGAGCTGATGAGGAGGTCTGGGCTTTGGAACGTGCAGGGCTTGCGCGGCGCAGTGCTTTCCGTTGAGGAAGCAACGCGCATCATCGAGCTCGGTGCGAATCGCCCGTCATTGGCGGGGTAAGGGCGCTCTTTTCTGAAACTGCTCTTGCAGACACTTTTCGCGCAGACGGATTCGGCTGGACAGGGTAGATTTCTTGCTATGGTCGTGAGAGGCGCGCGCGGTGGGCATCACCCACAATACGAACGAAAATGCCGGCGACCATGCATTGACGCGACCACCGGCTGATTATTGAGCCGCCTCGTCGACGGCAGGACTATCCTGGCGCCTCCCGCCACCGGGTCCAGTCGTCGGGGTCGTTGTCGCTCCAGCCGCCATCCGGCGGCAGCCAGATGCGACCGTTGTAGGAGATCCGGGCGACGACCTGATCGCCCTTGAACACGCGTGGTGAGGGGAAGTTCCCGCCACCGAGGTCATGGTGCACGATGTAGGCGCGCGCGGCTTCGGCTGCCTGCTGCAGCGTATCGACTGTGATCTCCTCGGTCGGGGACATCGGCTGATACGGATCTTGACCAAAGTCTGGGTTGCCGACCGAGCGCAGGATGATGCGGTACATCAGCCGCTACCCGGCAAGCCGATACACGCGACCGCGATCGTCGGCCTTCTCGGACTCGACCTTGAGGCCGAGCCTCTTCTTCAAAGCGCCGGCGATGGCGCCCCTCACCGTGTGCGGCAACCAGCCGAGCGCCTTGGCGATCTCGACGATGGTCGCGCCGTCCGGCTGCTTGAGCATGGCTATCAGCTGAGACTGCTTGCTCTCTGCGCGCGGCGTGCTGGCGGTCTTGGCTGCGCCCTTGGCGTTCTTGGCAGTGGTGCGCTTGATCGTGCGCTTGGCGCGTGCGGTGCTTGAACTCTTTGACATGGCGTGGACCCTTCGACGAAGCGGGCTACGACCATCGCAGCCCTGCTACTGGCCCGAGCCCCGGTTGCCGCGGCAACGCGGGGCGATGATGTTGCGCGGCGCGCTATTCGGCGTGCTCGCCTTCCTTGAAGGCGCTGTCGGTGATGCGCTTCAGCAGCTCGGCGTAGTGGGCGAGGGTGCCGACGTGGCCCCAGTTGACCTCGTCGGGGCCGACGTTGAAGTGGTCGTCGCTCAGCGCCTTGAGGCGCGCGAGCATTGTGTCGATCTCGATCTCCTTGGCGATGTAGGCGTCGAGGGCGGTGCGGTGCATGTCGGTCTCCGTTGTTGGCGACCGCATAAGCGCTTCAATCGCGGCACGATCCAAGCGAACTCGCGGATCATTCGATTGCTTTGTTCGGAGCATCACGATCATGGGATTGCGAGCGCTGCAGCTGCGCGTCAGGCTGGCCAATCTGCGCACCGCGGCACCGCCGCCCAAGGTGGCCGATACGTTCTACTCATCGCCGGCATGGATCGCGCTGCGCGATCGTGTCCGACGCGAAGCGGGTGGACGCTGTCAGGTGGACGGTTGCGGTCGCGCTGAGCGTCGCATGTTCGTCGACCACATCGTTGAGCTGAAAGACGGTGGCGCGCCGCTGGAGCGCACGAACGTCCGGCTCCTTTGCCCATCGCACCACAGCCTCAAGACCGTGGCAGAACGTGCGAAGCGCACGGCCCGGAGGCCGGGGGGCCTTTGATCCTTGGGACCTTTGGGGCGCGCTGCCGGACGGGGGCTCACGCAGAGAATTTTTCCCGTCTGCCAATACCTCCAAGAAAGGCCCGTTTCCGGGCCTCCAGCTGAAGGGCAAAAATGACCGCTAAGAGGGCGCAAAGCCGCCGTGCCGGCAAAGAACCCGGCGCGGTCGCCGAACCTGTGGCTAGGTGGCCGGCCGACGCCGTAGAGCGCCGGCCTTTGGCGGCTTTGGTGCCATACGCGCGGAACGCCCGGACCCATTCCGACGAGCAGGTCGCCCAGATCGCGGCCTCGATCCGGGAATGGGGGTGGACGATGCCGGTCCTGGTCGACGAGGCCGGAACAATCATCGCCGGCCACGGGCGCGTGCTGGCGGCCCATGCGCTGGGGCTGGCCGAGGTCCCGGTGATGGTGGCGGGGGGCTGGTCCGAGGCCAAGCGGCGAGCCTACGTCATCGCCGACAACAAGCTGGCGCTGAATGCCGGCTGGGATGAGGACCTGCTGCGAATAGAGCTGGGGGAGCTGAAGGGGCTTGGCGTCGACCTGGGGCTGACTGGCTTCGGCGAACTCGAGCTGGAGAAGTTGCTGCTCGGCACCGATGGTGACGGCGACCCGGACGAAGCCCCGGAGCCGCCCCCCGAGCCGATCAGCCGTCCAAGGGACCTCTGGATTTGCGGAGAGCACCGGGTGCTGTGCGGCGACGCGACGGTCCGCGCCGACGTCGAGAAGCTGCTCGATGGCGAACTGGCCGACATGGCGTTCACCGATCCGCCCTACAACGTGAACTACGCCAACTCGGCCAAGGACAAGCTGCGCGGCAAGAACCGGCCGATCCTGAACGATGCGCTGGGCGAGGGCTTCGAAGCCCTTCTCCACGCCGCCAGCGCCAACGTGCTCGCCGTCACCAAGGGCGCGATCTACATCTGCATGTCGTCGTCGGAACTCGACACGCTGCAGAAAGCCTTCCGCGAGGCCGGCGGCAAGTGGTCAACCTTCGTGATCTGGGCCAAGAACACGTTTACGCTTGGCCGCGCCGACTACCAGCGCCAGTACGAGCCGATCCTGTACGGCTGGAAGGACGGCGCCGACCACTACTGGTGCGGCGCGCGCGACCAGGGCGACGTGTGGCTGTTCGACAAGCCGCACAAGAACGACCTGCACCCGACGATGAAGCCGGTGGCGCTGGTCGAGCGGGCGATCAGGAACTCATCGAAGAGCCGGGACATCGTGCTCGATCTCTTCGGCGGCTCCGGCACCACGATGATCGCGGCAGAACGGACGGGAAGGCGGGCGCGGCTCGTTGAGCTTGATCCGCGGTATGTCGATGTGATCGTGCAGCGGTGGCAGAAAACTACGGGTAGGACGGTAACGCGGATCGCAGGCGACCAAGGAGATGTGAGGCAACATAGTAAATGATGCAGCCGTTCATGATACTTGCCTAGCAGCGCGAATTTTTCCGACCCGGGTGACCTGGTAGTCGCGCTTTCCCAATTGCGAATCAATTTTTGCTCCGCGCCGCTCCGCACGCTTTGCAGCTCGCGCCTCTCGAGGATCAAGCAAGACTTTCCGCGGCATTGAGCCGTCATGATGTCGCTCAAGCTTCTTCAAGATCGATTTATATTGAGGTTCAACTTCTAGTTGCCCTATGGCATCTGAAGGATTTTCATACATCTTGCGAAGGGGAGCTGGGACAGGCGGAAGGGACTGTCTTCGCAATTTGCACCGAATCAATTCGTGAATATAGCCGTTCAGGCAATTTTCTATGGTGGCACGACTCCACGTCTTGCTCGGCGGCTTGTGACTTTTCTTGCGCTTAGGAGGTGCAGCTTTGCCCCTATGCCCAGCGGGCGCCGATGACTTGGCGCGTCGAGGGACCGGAGACTCCAAGATAAACACTGGCTCTGATCCTTGATCTCGAATTTGTCTCTCTTTGTTGTTCTTCTCCCAGTTCATCTTGGTCATTAGCGCGTCTCCGATTATCTCTCCGGAAAATGCTGCGCGAGACTAGCGCAAATATCTTGCCTACCAACAGAGGTACTTTACGTGACTCCCCCCAAGGCCGGCCGTCCGCCCCACGTGCCCACGGACGAGACCCGCAACCTCGTGGAGTCGCTGTCCGGCTTCGGCATCCCCCAGGACGAGATCGCCCGCCTGGTGGGCATCGACCCGAAGACGCTCAGGTTCCACTACGCCGACCAGATCGAACTGGGAGGCATCAAGGCTACGGCCAAGGTGGCGCAAAATCTGTTCACCATGGCGTGCAAGCCGACCCGGGAAGGTCTCTCGGCCGCGATCTTCTGGCTGAAGGTGCGCGCCGGCTGGTCGGAGTACGCGCCGAAGCGCGTGGAAGAGCCCTTGGGCAAGAAAGAGGCTGCCGAGCGCGATGCGCTGACGGCGGGCGCCGACAGCGAGTGGGGCCGCCTGGTCAACTGACATGGAGGGGTGGTCGCTTGCCGTACCGGACTGGCGGGAACGCATCCGGACGGGGCGATCGCTGTTGCCCGATCTGCCGCACCTCAATCACGGCCAGGCTAACCGGGCGATTGCGATCTTCAACAAGTTGCGGCTGCCGGATGTGATCGGCACGCCGGCGCTGGCGGAAGCAGGTGCAGACTGGTTCCGCGAGATCGTGGGCGCCCTGCATGGCTCGTTCGATCCGGTAGCCCGGGAGCGGATGATCCGCGAGATCTTCCTGCTGGCGCCGAAGAAGAGTTCGAAGACGTCCTACGCCGCGGCGCTGATGGTGACGACGCTGCTGATGAACGAGCGTCCGCGGGCCGAATTCCTGCTGGTGGCACCGACCGTGTCGTTGGCACACATCGCCTTTAGCCAGGCGCTGGGGATG